AATAATCTTGGCGTTGACACCTGATCTCATCAGCATCAAAAAAGCGCGTCCGCTGATTATTCTCTTTCAGTAAAGGGATCTTATCGGCTTCATTCTTTTCCAGCACATCCTGTCGCAACGCATAACGCCCCATCGTTTTCAGAATAGCAAGGGCTCTGTTACAGGTAGACGGCGCATATTGCTGCCCGTGAATACGACCCTCAAGCATGTCGAAAAGCACCTGCTGGATTTCCCGGGCCCGAAGGTCACAGTAACGTATCTTCCCCAGACAAGGTTCAATGTATTGCGTGAAACGCTGAACATCCTTATCCCAGGACTTTTTATGGCGTTTGATGAACGGAACATAGGTCTGGTGAAAAAACTCACTAAGCGTTGGCATAGCACGATAATTATCGCGTTCTGCCTTAGGGTCATTTCCCAGTGCAATCGCCTCCTTGTGACGACGAGCTATCTGACGGGCTGTCCCCACATCAATTTCAGGGAATCTGCCAATACTGATACTTTTTTTGGTACCGTGGAATGTGTAGCGCAGGAGGAAACGTTTGTTACCCGTTCGACCTGAGAGGCATTTGAGGCCAATGACCTCAGTATCGGATACCTCAAGCTCTGTAGATCGGGTATCTGTGTTTGCCGGAAGGGCTTTGATGGATGAATTGGTGAATCGGAAGGATTTTTGCATATTTATCCTCATATATCTGATTGATATCATGAAAATAATATATATCTGAAGGTGTTTTTATTACGGGGCAGGATTGAAGAATGGAAAGGCTATTAGACGCGTACAAACGGATATTACAGGAAGTTGACGCCCAGTCATTTAACCTGAATGAAGATAAATACTCAGGCGTCTTTTTACCCGTGCCGTTTGAAGAATACTGGCATTCACCGGTAAAAATCATGCTGGTTAGACGTGAAACCGCAGGCTGGAATACGCTGAATGGTAAGAATACGATATCACGGGTGTTGGGACTTATGCCTGACGTCACCATCGGGCAGGTGGTTGAAGAAGCTGTAGATCGTTACAGGAAACATCTTCCGGTACAAAATGATGGCACCACCAACCTCAAATCACGTAGCCGCTTCACGCAATATCATTTCAGGCTGGCCCGGGAGCTTAATATTCCTCCTCAGGCTATCGTGTATGCCAATCTACTGGCGTGGGATTACGACGGACTGACCCCTCTCAATCGCCCTCAAAATGAAGTGCAGGAAGTCATATTAGCCTCGCTGAAGCTGCTGGCGGTACAAATTAAACACCTTGAGCCTGATTTCATGATCTTTGCATCCGGAGCCCGGAGAACAGACTACATCATTAAACAGGTGCTTACTGAGCTGGGCGGTTATGAGACTTCTTCAGTCATTCCGGGGAAGCTGTGGGAGTTCAAAACAGGTAATACAATCTGTTTCAGAATTGCCCATCCAAGGGCTATGCGCGGACACCAGAAGTACAGAGATGAGGTGATTGCACGAATTAAGCAACTTTGTACTAAGGGCGGCCAGAGCATTACAACTTGCTCAGCAGGCCACCCTTCCCGGAAGAGTACCGGAAAACAGGCAAAGCGGCCTGGTTCTCTATGCTGGAGGCGACACGTTCGATTCGGCATTGCCAGGCTGGAGATTGCGGCTCATTGCACCCCGTGAGCACAGGATATGCACAGGGCGTGAATTTCAGGCACAAAAAAACCACCCGTAGGTGGTTTCACGACACTGCTTATTGCTTTGATTATTCTTGTCTTTCCCATGGTACCCGGAGCGGGACTTGAACCCGCACAGCGCGAACGCCGAGGGATTTTAAAAACTATCAACCACCATTTATAAATCATAACCTTATGATTTTATTAACTTTGAAAATGGCTCTATACAACGCCATTTGAATCTATTGTCACTTTTTATCGCCACTTTTTACCCTCTATTGTCAAAAGGGTTCAATTCAACAGCAGCCTCTAAATGACCTGGAGCAAAATGAGCATAACGCATAGTCATTTTTATATCGCTATGCCCCAGTATTTTTTGCAACACAAGAATATTTCCGCCCCGCATCATAAAATGACTGGCAAACGTGTGACGTAGCACATGAGTTAATTGCCCATCAGGAAGCTCGATCTTCGCTCTCTTAATTGCAGCGTCAAAAGCCTCATAACATGGTGAAAATAGCGCTCCTCGTTTTTTGGGAAGCATAGCCTGCAATTGAGGTGAAATCGGTACAGTGCGGTTCTTCTTTCCTTTAGTTTTAACAAATGTGATTCGACCGGGCAGTACTTGAGATTGCTTTAACCCTTCTGCTTCACTCCACCGAGCACCAGTCGCAAGCCCAATACGGACAACAACCCCCAAATCTTTATTCCGTGACTCATCACACGCAATCAGAAGGCGTTCAATCTCATCTACATACAGAAACGCCAGTTCCTTTTCTTCCTCACGAAACTTGCGAATACCAGTCAGGGGGTTTTCACCAGACCACTCCCCAAGGCGCTTCAGTTCGGCAAAAACAGCATGTAGATATGACTGCTCGCGATTAACGGTTGCTTCACTAAGTTTTTTCTTCCCCTTGGGATTCCACTCTCCTGATAACCTTCTTTCCCGATAAGTGGCAAACATATTTTTGTCAAACTGAGAAGCAAATGGATCTCCCAGCCTGGAACAAATCGCCTCAAGTTTGACTTTGCGCTCTGCACCAGAGGACAAGGTTTTACCGTACATCTCAAACCAACGAGCAATCAACTCAGAAAGACGAGGACCAGAACCATCTTGAAACTCGTCTCCAACTCTACTATTCATTAAACGGCGCTCATAAGAGAGCGCCTCACTTTTTGTCGCAAACTGTTTACGAATGCGTTTTCCCGATGCCCCGTAGGGATAACATTCGCAAAGCCATTTACCTGATGGAATCTTACGAACCGACATTTTAGTTACTTATCACATAAATCAAATGCAGCCTTAGTGACATCCCCCAGGCTCTTTTTTAACCCTGGGGCGGCATCATTATCTAGCCAAAATGGATTATTGTTATCTAACGGTAACGCACCAAATGTTTTACCTTTTATTCGAGCCAAACCTGTAAGTGCATATAACTTATTATCGTCAAAATTCATCACATAAGGATTACCATCAAGACACTGTAATTGAACCTCATCAGTATTAAATGGCCATACCCCATTGAAACTCTCACGTTCAATAGTTTTAAAAGGCATTGCGACGGCGGAAAAAGAAAACATAGATAAAAAAGTAACTAATAGTTGAACCTTTTTTACTTTCATATCATTACCTCAATTTAGCTCAAGTAAGATTACAAATTAAAAAACGCCCTAGAAATGACACCGCCTACCAAAACCCCTACGCAGATAAAGAATATTATTTCTTTTGGATAAAGTCGGATTAATTCTGAAGCACGAAGTCGGACTTCTGGTAAGGTCGAACTCTCTGTGTGGCTTGATGCCGATTGTTGCTCTAACCACGACAATGCAGACTGTAACTGAGAACGAGTAAGATCGTTTAAACGTCCTGTACCGAAATTGATATGGCAATACCGCAGAAGTTTTTGTCGAAGTCCACAGTCTTCACTGTTACGTAGTAATAAACTTACAAGAGCCTTACAGGCATCATGATCTTTACATCGCTCAAGCATTGCATGCAGAAAACTCTCCGCTGTTTTATATTGATTTACTGTCATATCATCAATACCAGCTACACCAATCTCCGCATGTACTTTTTGCCAAATAATAAACGCTTCAGTATTGCTAGCTTCTGCAATAGCAGCAACCAAGCTATTTAGCTCCTTACGCTGAGCCTTAAGCAAAGGGCGATCGTCATCATCATTATTCGAAGGGATTGCGATATTGACGGTATGAGAACCATCATATCGCTCTATCTGAATATTCTTTTCGTGAAAATCACGCCCAGCAACGCGATTGTTTGAACCGTTTGAGTTGACGGCCATGTCACCTCCCTACTATCACCTACCCTTAGTTTCGTTATAGTCACGACCAGCGATACGGTTATTACCACCAGAAATATTTAACTCACGTCCTGATGGCTGAGTTTCCTTTTCACTGATCGCACCTTTTAAAGCCCCAATCACCGCGTTTTTCACATCTAACGAAGCTGCTCGAAAGCGAGTAATCAACTCCTGCTCATCATCGTTATAAGTTTCAGGTGAGTGAATTCCCAACACAACATACTGAACATCAAGGCCAAAACGAGACAGCGCTGCCAAATACGCAGCATCAGGAAAGCTATCTCCTTTCTCATATCTAAGCTGAGTTAGCTTTTTGACTCCACCAATGTCGCTCATGGCAACTTGACTAAGTCCCAATCTTTCCCTTTCCTCACGCAACCGCTGACCAATATCATTTTTCATACAAAAAACCTTGACAGGTATCTTTTTTGATACCAAAATGATTTCACGAGCTATTAGATGATCACAATATACCACTATGAAACAAGTTCTTCACGATACCAGATCACGCATTCCGCGTAACACCGCCACAGGTCCAAGACTGGCACTTCGGCTGTCCCTCGAGGAGCGAGCCGTCATTGATGAAATGGCAGCTAAAGAACAACGCTCATCCTCTAACATGGCGCGCATGATCTTCCTTCGCGGCCTAGAGCTAACCCAGAAAGAACAAAACAAATCTTCCTGATCAGGAGGCTAGTGGGATGTCAGGTATAACCATCAATATCAATGTGAATGCCCCCTATGTATCCCTGCAGAAATATGCAGAGATAACAGGTATCCCTCTTAATACATGCAAAAAGATGTTGGCTGACGGTCGAATTATTATCCGCCCCAAACGCGCCAAAATGGAAAAGCCTGAAGTAAACCTTGTGGCGATGTTAAAAGACGCTTTGGCTAACAGCTAAAACAATGAACAGAGCACCATCATGAAAAAAAACGCTAATAATCCATACTCCAAATTTCGTAATAGCGTAGAACGCCATGTACACCACGTCGCTACCAGTGCATCACGTAGTAACAGTCGCTATAACCTGAACGAGACGCACGCAACACCGGATGGCCACGCTGTAAAACAAATCGGCGAGCATGCCTGGCTGATTGAGAAAGCTGGAATCGTGATCCACAAATGCCCACGCAATCCGTTTACCGGAAACCGCATTTTTGCATTGAACTGCGGCGACAATCACTTCGGGCAGGATTTCACATTATACGAAGCACTTCGCACGGTTGATCGTCTGCTTCGCGGGCAAAGTTTTATTAAACA